CGCATTGCCTGCGGGGCTCACTGCACGCGCGCAATTGTTCAACGACAGTGCCGTCTTAGTTCAGGCATCGGTCTGGCACAGCCAGAACCGATTCGTGAAGAGGTTCCCTAGGGCCAGCAACCATTGCGAAAATCAATAATTACCAGGTAAGTGCTTTCCCCGTGGCTTACGACGCGACGCGTTTTCGCATCAGCGTAACGCTTCAAGGGGCAGTTGAAGGTTACTGGGGTAGCGGCTGGTGCAACACGGCAGACTACACCTATATCGTCACGCAGTTCACTGCGACGATGCTGTAAGAGCTGCCCATGGCCATCCTTGACCAGTTCGGCAACCCCCTGCAGCAGCGCACGCTTGAGCGCCAGCAGACGGACGACATGTTCACGCTGCGCACGCACGTGGCGAATCACCCTGCGCGCAACCTGACGCCGGCGCGGCTGAACCAGATTCTTGAGGCGGCCGAGCGTGGCGACCTGGTCGCGCAGCACGAACTCTTTCGTGATATCGAAGAGCGCGACGCGCACGTGTTCTCGGAGATGAGCAAGCGCAAGCGCGCCGTGATCAAGCTCGACTGGGACATCATGCCGCCGCGCAATCCGAGCAAGGCGGAAGAAGATGCGGCTGCATACGTCAAAGAGCTGCTGCTCGATCTGCCGGATTTCGAGAGCCTGCTACTGGACTGCCTGGATGGCATCGGCCATGGGTTCGCAGCGCTGGAGCTCGAGTGGACGCGGCTGGGTAACGAGTGGACGATCGGTTGCGCCCATCATCGGCCACAGAGCTGGTTTCAGACCGACATGCAAACGCGCACGCAGCTGCGGCTGCGCGATGCCACGCCAGACGGCGTTGAGTTGCAGCCGTTCGGCTGGGTTTTGCACATCCACCGCGCGATGTCGGGCTATCCAGCGCGTATGGGCCTTGGTCGCGTGCTCGTGTGGCCGTATATTTTCAAGGCGTTTTCTGTCGGCGATCTGGCGGAGTTTCTGGACATCTACGGCATGCCGCTGCGGGTCGGGAAATATCCGGGCAATGCCACAGCCTCAGAAAAAGCCGCACTCTGGCAAGCCGTCGCTGGCATCGGTCACAACGCCGCCGGCATCATCCCGGCGACGATGCAGATCGAGTTCGAGGAAGCTGCGAAGGGCGGCGAGAAGCCCTTCGAGATGATGATCAACTGGTGCGAGCGCTCGGAATCGAAAGCGATTTTGGGCAGCACGCTGACAAGCGATGCGGGACCGACCGGTCTAGGCTCCAGTCTGGCCGATATCCATAACGAGGTGCGGCTGGATATTCGCGATAGCGACTGCAAGCAGTTGGCCGCGACGATCACGCGCCATCTGATCTACCCGCTGCTGGCGCTCAACAAGGGCTGGGAGGATGTGCGCCGATGCCCGCGCCTGGTGTTCGACACGGCGCAGGCGGCCGACCTCAAGCTGTTCGCAGAGTCGCTGCCCAAGCTGGTCGAGAACGGCATGCGCATCGGCGTGCAGTGGGCGCACGAGCGCCTGCGCATTCCAATGGCAGCCGAAGGGGACGAAGTGCTCGCGACCGCTGCGAAGACGGAACCCGCGAAGCCGCCAAAAACCAAGGCATCTGCCGCGCTGGCCGCGCTGTCGGCGAAATTTCCTGACCAAGACGCTGTGGACGAAGCGCTGCGCGGCTTGGAGCCCGGCATGCAGGCGCAGGCCCAGCAATGGCTCAAGCCCGCACTGGCCGCGCTCAAGGCAGCGCCGACACCCGAGGCGGCACTCGAGCTGCTCGCGAGCGAAAACCCGCTGACCGACGATGCGGTACTGACTGAAGCAATCGCCCGCGTGCTGTTTGTCGCCGAGCTGCTCGGCGAAGACAGTGCGCAACAAGAACTGGACGGCGCGTGAGCGTCGGAATGGAGATCGATATGAAAATCAAGGCAGCCCTGGTCGAAAAAGAAGAGTACGCCACCGGCGACAGCACACTCATCAATCTGGAGTTCTACGTGTCAGCGGCCGGCGGCGCGGAGAACAAGGAAGTGTTCCGCTATGTCCCGCAGGGCTGCGTCAAGCTGTATGGCCTGGAGCCGCGAGCCGCTGGCGCATTTGAGACGGGCAAGCAGTACTTCATCGACATCACGCCAGCGAGTTGATCCGTGGATTGTTTCGCCATATTTATGGTCTTGCTCGCAGCGGTTGTGCTTGGCAACAAAGCGTGTGGTGCCTATCTGGACGCGAAGTATCCGAAGCGCGAAGACGCGGATGATGGTGGCGCATGACCCTGATTGAGCGATACAAGGCATGGCGCGAGCGTCGCTACTGGAAAAAGCGCCACATGGATTTCCTGCGGCTGATGATCGAAATGGATCACCGCTGGTTGAGCGTGGACTGGCGCGGCCAGATTCTGCTGGAGCGGTACCAGAAGATGCTGTCTCCTGATTGGTACCGCCATTCCTATGAGGATATCGACAGCCTGCGCAAGCGCCTGGGCTGGCGTCCTCACAACCAGTCGAAAAACGAAAAGCATGGCGATCGATAGTGCCTCCGTTATCGCGGCCATGAACATGCCGCCCGAGGAAGCCATCAAGCTGCTCGAGTCCAAGGGACTGGTGGTGAGCGACTCGTGGCGCGATCTCTGGAAAACCGCGAACGCGCGCGCGTTCACAGTGGCCCGCACGGCAGGGTTCGATGTGCTCGGCGATCTGCGCACTGCGCTGACAGATGCCATGGAGGCCGGCCAGACGTTCGAGTCGTTCCAGAAGCAGATCACGCCGATTCTCCAGAAGAAGGGCTGGTGGGGCAAAGCGATCGACCCGGACACAGGCGAGATTCTCAAGACCTACGAGGGCACGACGCGCCCCGTCGAGTACGGCAGCCCGCGCCGACTGAAGCTGATCTACGAGCAGAACACGCAGACTGCGTTCATGGCCGGACGCTACAAGGGAATGATGGATGCTGTCGACACGCATCCATATTGGCAGTACATCGCCGTGCTCGACAGCCGCACGCGCCCCGCGCACCGTGCGCTCAATGGCCGCGTGTTCCGCTATGACGATCCTGTGTGGGCGGTGGCGTTTCCGCCCAATGGCTGGCGCTGCCGGTGCCGCACCCGTCCGTTGAGTGCGGCCCGCGTCAAGCGAGAGAGCCTCACCATCAGCTCCGGCGAGGGACATATCAAGGAAATCGAGATCACCCGCAAGAGCGGTGCTGTGGACAAGGTCAAGCAGATCAAGCTGCCCGGAATGCAAAAGCCTTTCACGCCCGACGTGGGCTGGGACTACAACGCGGCGGCAGCGTATTTTGGGGAGTCAGCATGACAGAGCTACGGCTGGCGATGAAGGATGAGGTCAGCGCCGAACTGGGGAGGATTCGATCCAGGCTGGCGCACCCAAAGCGGTTGATGGAGGGCATAGCTGAAGAACTGCAGTCGATCACCGATGGCAATTTCGCACAGGAATCGTCGGACGGGGAGAAATGGCAAAAACTTTCCAGCAAAACCATTGCCGCCCGCAAAAAGAAGGGCCACTGGCCGGGTCAAATGCTGCAAGTTTCCGCTGGCGGCCTGCTACCAAGCGTCCAGACATTCAGCAGCGCAGAGGAAGCCGGGATTGGCGCGTCCAAGGTCTACGCAGCCATCCAGCAACTCGGCGGTCAGGCCGGGCGCGGCAAGAAAGTGACCATTCCGGCGCGCCCGTATCTGCCGATGAAGAAGTCAGGGAGCGATTTTGAGCTGACGAAGGATGCCCGAGACTCGATTCTGGAGATGATGGGGTCGTTCATTGGCCGGGGCGCGACGTAGCGGGCCGATGCCCGCCTGTGGATAACTCGGTCAAGCCGATGGCGCGCACCGCCTCGAAATTTGCAAAGCCTTTGCAGCGAGCCTCCCGAAATCCCCCACTATTTCCCGGCCGTTCCCGATTTATGACAAGGAACGTCTCCGAGATATGACACCTCCGTTCAGCCAGCGCCAGCAGCGCCACACCCACACACAGCAGCGACAACAGCACGCGCCGCGCGTGGCCGGTATCCACCACCAGCATCTCGGCAGCCACACGGTGCGCAAACGGCCAGGCGGGCTGGCCGTGCGCATCGGGCGCCAGGCCCACCGCATGCAACAGCGTGCGCAGGCCCTGCTGGGTGGCCTGCAGGCCTTCGAGCAGAGCGGCCAGCCACTCGGGCGGCAACGACAACCAGGCCAAGGCGGCGGCTACCAGCTGGCGTCCAGCCCCAGCAACGCCAGCGCCTCGTGGCGCAGGGCCGCCAGCCGCGGGTCGCCCCGGTGGCGCGGGTAT